AGATATCAGACAACCTGATGCTAACCTGTGCGTGTCACGAGAGCCGGGAGCGGTGAGATTGCCCCTGGCTCTTTCGTGACGCCCGCTCCCGGTTCTCCCGTCAAGGGAGGGCCGCATGGCCGCTGTCACGGTGCCGTCGGGCCGCTCCCTCATCGGCAAGCTCGCGCTCACTTTCGCGGCGCGGTCCCGTGCGCGCTCCGGCCGCCCGTCGAAGGCGGCGGCGTTCATCGCCGACCACACCGGCACGTTCGCGGCGCTGGGGTTCGCTGACGCCGCGGCGTGGCACACCGGGACGACGTGGGGCCTGATCGCGACGGCCGCCTGCGTCCTGGTCGCCGAGTTCAAGGTCCGCGGCTGACATGGCCGGCGTCCCGTCACTGCCCGCTCAGCCGCCGCCTGTTGACTCCGGCAACCAGCTTCTCGCCGAGACGCCCGCACAGCTCACCGTGGCACTGGTTGGCACGCCGGACGGGCAGCGCATGGCACTGACGATCAGGACGGCGTCGACGACGCTCACGGTGCTACTGAGGGGTGCAGACGCGAAGGCCTGGGCCGCGAACATCGGCGCCACCGCAGCGGGGATGAGTGCCTCGGGCCTCGTCGCGGCAGGCGGCTGACATGCCGTCGCTGATCGGGAAGGCGCTGGCGGTGCGGAACGCCGCCACGCCGGTGCCGATGGGCGGATCGGGCTTCTACAAGCTGCCGCTGGGCGCGGGCAGCGACACTGACGAGACTTACCTGCGCGCCTACGGGACGCAGGGCACCGTGTTCGCGAACGTCTCCCTGCTGGCCAGCTCGTCGGCGAAGCCGGAATGGCGGCTGTACCGCAGGGCGAAGACGGACGGCCGTGTCCGGTTCACCACGAACGACCAGGGAAGCGACCAGCGCACCGAGGTCGTGCAGCACCAGGCGCTGAACGTGCTGGCGCGCCCGTCGGTGATAACGAGCCGCGGGGTGGAGATCACCTGGCACACGCGGTTCAGCCTGTTCGAGCTGTCGCAGACGTACATGGAGCTGGCGGGGCGCTCTCACTGGATCGTGGGCCGTGACCCGCGCAGCAGCATCCCGCTGAGCCTGTGGCCGGTTCGCCCGGACCGGATGACGCCGGTGCCGGACCCGGATGAGTGGCTGCGCGGCTGGATCTACACCTCGCCGGACGGCCGGGAGAAGGTCCCGCTGTACCCGGACGAGGTCATTTACAACCGCTACCCCGACCCGCTGGACCCTTACGGCGGCCTCGGCCCGGTGCAGAGCGTGCTGACGGACATCGACGGGGCCAGGTACGCGGCGGAGTGGAACCGGAACTTCTTCGTCAACAGCGCGGAGCCGGGCGGCGTGATCCAGGTGGATCACGAGATGGACGACGACGAGTGGAACACCCTTGAAAGCCGCTGGCGGGAGACGCACCGGGGCGTGTCCCGTGCGCACCGGGTGGCGGTGCTGGAGAACGGCCAGACGTGGGTGCCGAACGCGCACACGCTGCGCGACATGGATTTTGCGAACCTGCGCTCGACGAGCCGGGACATCATCCGCGAGGCGCTCGGCATGCACAAGGTCATGACTGGTGTCACCGATGACGTCAACCGCGCGAATGCCCAGACCGGGGAGGAAGTTTTCGCGTCGTGGAAGATCTCGCCGCGGCTTGACCGGTGGAAGGACGTGCTGAACCACCAGTTCCTGCCGCTGTTCGGGGCTTCCGGCGAGGGCGTGGAGTTCGATTACGTGTTCCCGATGCCGCTGAACCGTGAGCAGGACAACGCGGAGCTGACGGCCAAGACCCAGGCGCTTGCCACCCTGGTGGGCGCCGGGTTCGACCCGGACGAGGCGTGCGAGGTCGTGGGGCTGCCGGTGATGGCGGTTGTCGAGAAGGCCACGCAGGCCCCGGCGCTGCCGCCGGGCTGGGTGCCGGAGCAGGGCACTGGCGGGCCTGCCGCGCCTGACGGCGAGGACATGGCGAACCTCCTGCGCCGCATGTCGGCGCTTAACCGGACGCGGGTGATCAGGTGAGCAGGGCGGCGTTCGCGCGGCCGGACGGCCGCAGCGGCTCGTACCGGGACTGGCTGGCCGAGGTGTCGGCGAGGTGGCAGTCGCTGTCGCTGGCCGAGCAGACGGCGAGCCGTGATGCGGCTATCGCGCGGCTCGCGGCCCGCGTCCAGGCGTCAGCGGACGGTCCGGCGGTGATGCACCTGTACGACGAGATCGGCTACTTCGGCGTGTGGCCGGCTGACGTGGTGGCGGCGCTGTCGGACATCAAGGGCGACGTCGAGGTGCGGCTGAACAGCCCCGGCGGGTCGGTGTTCGACGGCCTCACGATCTACAACACGCTGAGGGACCATTCCGGGCAGGTCTCCGTCGTGGTCGACGGCCTGGCGGCGTCCGCTGCGTCCTTTATCGCGATGGCGGCAGACCCAGGGCAGCTGGAGATGCAGCCCAACGGCACGATGATGATCCACAAGGCATGGGGCGGCTGCGTCGGCGACGACGACGACATGCGGGCCACGGCCGACGTCCTTACCGGGCAGACGGAGAACATCGCCCGCATCTACGCCGAGCGGGGCGGCCGGACCGTCGCCGAGTACATGGACCTGATGAAGGCCGAGACGTGGATGGTCGGCCAGGAGGCAGTTGACCTCGGTCTCGCCGACCGGGTGCGCGACCCCAAGGCAGGGGGTGGCGCCGCGGCGCTGCCTGTCGCGGCCTCGGCTCCCTGGTCGGTGACGATCAGCGTCGCCGCGGCGCGCGAGGACATTCCCGGGGGCGGTACCGCCCCCGGCCAGGAGCACGACGCGGGCAACTACATTCCCGCGTGGCTGACGGCAGCACTATCCGCTAAGGAGGCGGCAAACCGATGACCGTAAAGGCACCCGACTCCCCAGCGGGACTACAGGAAGACCTGGGCAACCCGGAGAAGCTGAAGGCCCTGTGGGAGGGCGGCCCGGAGGAGTTCGGGAAGTACGTCCAGGGCTACGCGGAGCAGTTCGCGAAGGCCGACAAGGGCGACACCGAGGCGCAGGTCCGCGAGCAGGCGCAGCTTGTCGCGGCCGAGGCGCTGAAGATGACCCGCGACAAGTCGGCCGGCGTGGCGCCGGTGCTAACCGCCCCGGAGCGCGGCACGCGGCTGAAGATGAGCAGCGCGCAGCGGGCCCTGTACAACAAGCACGCCCCCGGCGCGAAGGCCGACGGCATCTTCGACGGCCCCGCGGACTTCTTCCAGGCGACCTGGCACCAGGCGGACCGGCTGCGGAACTTCCGCACCGACCTGGCGGCGAAACGCGGCAAGCTGTCCGAGATCCAGAACAGCTTCGGCTCGGAGGTGCCGGACGCGGGCGGGTTCCTGATCCCGGAGATCCTCCGCAGCGAGCTGCTGTCGCTGGCGATCGAGACGGCGGTCGTGCGCAACCGGGCGACGGTCATCCCGATGAACAGCCTGCGGGTGCCGATCCCGACGATCGACGACACGAGCCACGTGTCGAACATCTTCGGCGGGGTGCAGTGGTACTGGACGGAGGAGGCCGCGTCGCTGACCGAGTCGCAGGCGACCTTCGGGCGCGTGGTCCTGGATGCCAAGAAGCTGACCGCCTTCGCCAACGTGCCGAACGAGCTGCTGCAGGACGCCCCGGCGTTCTCCGGGTTCTTCGATGCCCGGTTCCCGACGGCGATCGCGTTCGGCGAGGACGTGGCGTTCTTCACCGGCACCGGCAACGGCGAGCCGATGGGCTTCATCAACTGCCCGGCGTCGGTGCAGGTGGCCAAGCAGTCGGGCCAGCTCACCAACACGATCGTGTGGGAGAACATCGTCGGGATGTACGCCCGGATGCTGCCCACCAGCCTGCGGACCGCAGTGTGGATCGCGTCGATCGACACCTTCCCCGAGCTGGCCACGATGGCGCTGTCGGTGGGCACCGGCGGCGGCCCCGTGTGGATCAACTCCTATGCGGGCGGTGGCGCGGAGACCCCGCCAATGACGATCCTGGGCCGCCCGGTGATCTTCACCGAGAAGGCGTCGGCGCTGTCCACCACGGGCGACATCAACTTCGTCGACCTCAGCTACTACCTGGTCGGCGACCGGATGCAGATGGAGTCGATGTCGAGCCCGCATTACAAGTTCCAGAACGACATGACCTCGTTCAGGATCATCGAGCGCGTCGACGGCCGCCCGTGGCTCAACAGCGCCCTTACCCCCCATAACAACTCCGCCACCCTGACCGCATTCGTGCAGCTGGCGAGCCGGTAGCAACCCCGGGGGCGGCACCTGCCGCCCCCGGGAAACCCGCCCGATCAGGGCTAACCAGGCCGGCAGTAACGCCCCGGCCGGGGAGGAACGCAGATGGCAGGCATGAACGGCCTAGGCCGGGTGTTCGACGTGATCCCGATCGCGTCGGGCCAGATCTTCAAGTTCCGCGGCGCGTCCGCGGTGACGTTCGTGTGCACCGGGGCGGACACGTTCACCGTGACCGTCGGCACCGTGCACGCCACGGCGGCGACGTCGCCGGGCAACATCTTCACCTACTACTACCAGCGGGCCGACACCACGGGCGTGGCCGCGTGGACGAAGCAGACGCAGGCGGCGAGCAACGCGGTCGTGCAGGCCAGCGCGTACACCACGGTCTTCACGCTGTACACGAGCCAGGTCGCGGACCCGAACACCTACGTCAAGTGCCTGGCCTCGGCCAGCGGCCTGGTCACCGCGATCCTGCACGACCTGGTCGTGCAGCGCGCGCCGGCCAACCTCGAGACCCTGAACACCTGAGGGGGCCGGAATGTCAGTCATCATCCAGGGTGCGCAGCTGCGCACCATCGCCTACGGCACGCAGGTCACGAAGGCCGCGGCGAACCTGCCGCAGACGGCGACGGCGACCCTGTTCACCGTGGCGGGCGGCGCGGTCCTCGTGACGTCCCTGATCGGCATTGTCACGACGGTGATCCAGTCCAGCGACCCGGTACTGACGCTCGGCACCGCGCCGACCGTCGGCACGCTGGACACCGACGGCATCGCGACGTCGACGGTGCTGACGAGCGCCGAGGTGGGCTCATGGGTCGTTCCCCTGGCGACGTCGGGACTGGGCGCGGCGTTCGCGCTGGGCACCCTGGCGGGCCAGGCGCCGTTCCTGCCGAACCCGTTCGTGGTGTCGGCGGGGACGATCACGTGGACAACCGGTGCGAGCAAGACCGGCGCCATGAAGTGGTACCTGACCTACGTGCCGCTGGACAACGGCGCGTCGGTGTCCTGATGCGGTTCCGCTGGAAGTGCCGCTGCGGCCGGTCGAATGCGGCCGGCCTGCTGCGGTGCCTGTGCGGAGTCATGGACCCGGCGGCAGTGGCGAAGGGAGCGGGTAATGGCGAGGATCACCTCAGCGGGGGCGTTCAACTGGCGGGCGGCGTTCGAGGGGCACCCGGGGCTGGCGGTGACGCCGGAGAACTACCGGCTGCTGACGGCGCCTCCGGAGCCGGAGCCCGCCGCTCCCGTGCCCGCCGCGGCGCCCCTGCGGCGGCTCCCTCCTCCCGCACGCGTGCCCGCGGGGGCTGACGGTGCCTGACGTCCTGTGGGTGTGCGCGGGGTGCGGCAGTCAGTGGGCGCCTGGCGCCCCGTGCTGCCCGGAGTGCCGGGCGAAGACGCACCAGGAGGTCCCGGCGGCCATGCTCCAGCCGGTCACCTTCGACGACGAGCCGCAGACCGGAATCGGCGACGAGGATCCGTTCGGCAGTCATGCCGGCGACGAGGATGGCATCCCCGAGCCGGAGGCCGCAGAGCCTGCCGTCCTCCCGCTGCGCCTGCCGCCGCCGGCGCCGGGAGGGTGACGTGTCGTGGTGGCAGCTGCTGGACGTCCTCAGGCAGGCCGAGGAGGAGTTCGACTGGTACGCGGACAACGGCCCGCTGTCCTGCGAGCGCTGCGGGGAGCCGCTGACGAACGCGCCGCCGGCCGACTCGGGAAGCAGCGTGGAGAAGTACTGCAGGTTCGACGGCTGGCAGTACCCCAGGGACTGGGTTCGCCCGGTGAAGGCATAGGGAGGTGACCTCGTGGCCGTGACGCGCCCTTGCTACTGCAACCGTGATGACGTCAAGCGCGCCCTGGACCTCGAGGTCACGGCGGTCGACGACGCCCGCATCGACCGCGCGCTGCAGTCGGAGGCGGAGGCGATCGACGGCGCGAAGGGGATGCGCCGCTTCTTCTTCCCGGTTGACACCACGTGTTACCTGGACTGGCCGAACTACCAGTACGCGTACCCGTGGCGGATGTGGTTCGACCAGCCGGGCTACCACGACCTGTGGGTGATGACTCAGCTTCAGTCGCCGGTGACGGTGACGATCCCGCTGTCGTCGCTGTTCCTCGAGCCGGTGAACCGCAAGCAGGGCTGGCCGTTCACGTACATGGAGCTGGACCGCTCGACGACGGCGGCATGGGGCGCGGGGCCGACCCCGCAGCACTCGATCGCGGCGACGGGCACGTGGGGCTGGTACAACCCGCAGCCGGCCGGGACGGTGGCCGCGTCGGTGAACAGCTCTGTCACGTCGGTGACG